AAAGTGATTATGAAGCACCTTTCACCTGATGGTTCTCCATTAACCCCAAAAGGTGATGAACAGTACCAACAAATTTGGTCTTCGATTATTGCTAATGATGGCTCGGCTCAACACCTCGATTGGATGGACGAGAATACTAAAGAAGTCTTCAAGACCTCTATGGAAATTGACCAACGCTGGATTATTGAACATGCCGCTGATCGTCAAGTGTATATCGACCAAGCTCAATCTCTAAATGTGTTTTTCCGACCTGATTCCCATATCAAATATATACATGCCATTCACTTCTTGGCATGGAAGAAAGGTGTAAAAACTATGTACTATTGCCGTTCAGAAAAGATTGGTAAAGCAGATAAGGTGTCGAAGAAAATCGAACGTGACGTTATCAAAGAACTTGATATGGTTTCTCTAGCAGAAGGCAATGATTGCATTGCATGTGAAGGGTAATCAAATGAAAGTTAAAAAAATACTAAGAAAAATGCATGAAGCAATTTTCAAACGTGATGAAAAGGAAGAAAAAAGATTGTGGTTCAAAGCATTAAAAAAGTCTTTGCAGCATAAAAAAACACATTCAATTAAGTGATAACAAATGAAAAAACTATTAACAATTTTGGTGTTGTCGTTGTTGACAACGGTGTCTTTTGCACAAAAAGTAAAAGAGGGTGTCACTTATGATGCTATCATCACCCGCGTTATCGACGGAGACACCGTTGCTTTTCAAGCAAACTTTCTTCCGGATCCACTCAAAAAGGAACTTAGCATTCGAGTATTTGGTGTTGATACACCAGAAAAAGGATTCCGTGCAGGTTGCCCTAGTGAGGATGTAAAGGGTCAGGCAGCGTCAGCATTTACCAAAGCACAAATAAATACAGCTACGCGGAGACAAGTTGTTATAATGGACTGGGACAAGTATGGTGGTCGCGTATTAGGTGATATATTACTCGACGGTAAGAGCTTGCGTACAATGCTAATTCAATTCGGTTTCGCCCGTGAATATTACGGTGAAGCAAAACAAACATGGTGTAACTAATATGAAAAAGATTTTAAGATTTACTGCTTCATGGTGCCAACCATGTAAAGCATTGGCTATGCAATTGGCAGAAGTAGACAATAAACTTCCAGTTGAAGTGATTGATATTGATGTGCATTCAGAAGTTGCCATGGAATATGGTATTCGTTCTGTTCCAACTTTGGTTATGCTTGATGAAAATATAGAAATGAAAAGAATGACCGGCACAAAAACAAAACAACAATTAACGGAGTGGATTAATGATTAAAAAGGTCGCGACTAGGTTAACGGACGAAAGGAACTCATTTAAGCCTTTCAATTATCCGTGGGCATATGATGCATGGTTGAAACACGAACAATCACATTGGCTACACACAGAAGTGCCAATGTCGGAAGATGTTAAAGATTGGAAAAAACTAACGGTTGAAGAAAAACAATTTCTCACACATATTTTTAGGTTCTTTACTCAAGGTGACATTGACGTAGCCGGCGGTTATGTTAATAACTACCTTCCACACTTTCCTCAACCTGAAGTGAGAATGATGTTATTGGGTTTTGCTGCTCGTGAAGCACTTCACGTTGCTGCATACTCACATTTGATTGAAACTCTCGGTTTACCTGAGACTACATATAACCAGTTCTTAGACTATCAAGAAATGAAAGACAAACATGATTATGTTTTGGATATTTCTTCGAATGGTGGATCAAAAGAATCGACAGCAACGCACATTGCAGTATTCTCAGCATTCACTGAGGGTATGCAATTGTTTTCTTCTTTCATTATGTTGTTGAACTTCCCGCGCACGGGGAAGATGAAAGGTATGGGACAGATTGTAACTTGGTCAATCGTAGATGAAACTATGCACGCCGAATCTATGATTAAATTGTTTAGAACATATATAGAAGAAAACAAAGAGATTTGGAATGATGAACTTAAAGGTAAAATTTATACCATTGCAGAACGCATGGTTGAACTTGAAGACAAATTTATCGACCTTGCTTTTTCAATGGGTGCAATGCACGGATTATCTGATACTGATGTTAAGCAGTACATTCGTTATATTGCAGACCGTAGGTTGATTTCATTGGGTCTAAAAGGTATCTTTAAGGTGAAAAAGAATCCTCTACCTTGGGTGGAGGAAATGATTAACGCACCAACCCACACCAACTTCTTCGAAAATCGTGCGACAGACTATGCAAAGGGTGCATTGAAGGGCGATTGGGGAGATGTTTGGGCTTAAACTAAAGGAAACGTAAATGACAGAGAAAATAATTACAGCAGATTGCGATAGCTGCGAATCAACATTTGAAATAGCATATGAAACAGAATTTGTATCGGATGAAACACCAACCTTTTGTCCATTTTGTGGAGAAATAATTGAAGGTGTAGATTCTGATGAATTGCTCGAAGATGATGAAGATTTGTCCGAGTACGATGAATGATTTGGACCTACAAAGAAAAAGAATTTCTTGAGGTAGACATTGGTGATAATTATGGATTCGTCTATATTATCACCAATCTCGAAAATGGTAGGAAGTATATCGGTAAGAAGTTTTTCTATTCAATGAAGACTAAGGTACTCAAAGGAAAGAAAAAGAGGTATAAAACCTCCTCAGACTGGCAAACTTATTACGGATCCAACACAGAACTTCAAAATGATGTTATAATAGAAGGACAAGAAAAGTTCAGGCGTGAAATACTGCACCTCTGCAAAGGTAAAGGTGAATGTGGATATCTTGAAGCCAAGGAACAATTCGATAGATGTGTATTAGAATCTCCTGATTATTATAACGCATGGATAATGGTAAAAGTCAGAAAATCACATATAAAGGCATTCAATGAAAGAATTCTTACGAGTATTGAAGGATAAGAATTTTGACGGTATAAATTTTTATCTGAATGAAGATGATGAACATGAAGTTACTGGCTTTCAACTAAAAGACTTTGGTGAGAAAAAAGAAGGTTCTATGATGGGTGATATGCACGATATTATTATCGTCAAATATTATCCTCCACATTTACCGGAGAGATTCGAGGCAATACTTTCTTCTCCTCTACATTATATCTCACGTATGATGGAAGATGGTTTCGTTGGTGTGGTAGTTAAGGCAACAACTACTACTGATAAATTTATGGAAGACATTTTCGTCGAAATGACTAAAGATGCCGAAATGTTAATTGAAGATTATGAAAAGGAAATGAAAAATGATTGAAAAGTATGAATTGAAACAAATAATGCAAGATAATGTAATGTCTGTTGTTTTTACTAAGGCAGATGGTACTGAGCGTACAATGAACTGCACATTGATTCCCGAATATGTACCACAAAAACCTGTTGTGGAGGGACAACAACTCCTAACAGAATCGTTGCCAAGAGCAGAAAGTCCTGATACACTAGCTGTATGGGATGTAGACGCCAAAGGCTGGCGTTCATTCCGCCTCGACTCTATTAAGGCAGTAAAAACGCATGAGACATACATCGGTTAAAGATTACGAAAAAGCTCTCGCTGGTGGTGAACCAACCTGGAAAAATGGTGAGGCATCACTAACAAGAGCATTGAACTGGTATAATTACCATTCAGATACAAAAGAGAGTAAGAAGTTTGCACTATCTTACCTCAAAGAAATTCAAGCACCTAAAAACGAGATTGACCTCCTCGAAAAGGTTTCTGATGCCGAATTTCAGAACCTAGGTTTTGTCTGTCGCATTAAGCTCCGTGGTGGTCCAATCTCCGAAGATAGTGAACAATGGATTAATTCTTTCTTCAAGCGATTAAAGTTGAAGGTTCAACCTATCGTGGAAGCAAAGGTTGTCGAAACTAAGACTGTTTCTATTCAAGAACGTGTTGTCGATAAATCTCGTGAACATATTGGTGAACTAGAAGGTCAAATTGATGAGTGTGTCAATTCTCGAAAGTTTAATACATTCAATCCATATCAATGGATGCAATCGTCTGGTGTAAAAGGTGCCCACACCAAAGTTATCATCCAGCACTTCACCAAACTTCTTGTTGAATTGGAAGAAGCCTTACTGGGAAAAGATAAAGACTTGATTGAAGGTTATTCGTATCTAACCAAACCACAACTCAAGGCATTCATCACACTTATCAAATCTGTAATTGCCGATGCAGAAAAGATTGCACATAACGGTAAAGCCACACGAGCGCCACGTAAAAAGAAGGCTCAACCAGTTAGCAAGGTTATTTCCAAACTAATATTCAAAAAGGAAGATAATGAGTACAAGATTGCTTCCATTAATCCTATTGACATTGTTGGTTGTATGCAATTGTGGACATTCAACACCAAAACTAGGAAACTCGGATGCTACATTGCAAATGATGCTGATGGTCTAACAGTCAAAGGCACCACACTACTTAACTTCAATGAGTCTTCCTCAATTCAGAAAACCGTAAGAAAACCAGAAGTTGTTTTACCACTTGTAACCAAGTCTGGTAAAGTTGCACTTAAAAAGGTGCTTTCGGATATCAATGCTGCCGAACAACCATTGACAGGACGTATTAATTCTGATACAATCCTCTGTAGAGTAATTAAATAAGGTATATAATGCTGCTAGTTGATTTGAACCAGGTTTTGCTGGCTGGTCTCATGGTCCAGATTTCTGGTCAAAAGAATGTCAAACTTGAAGAAAATTTAGTTCGACATTTAGTTCTCAATATCCTTCGCGGTCATATCCGTCAATTTCGTCCAGAATATGGTGAAGTCGTACTTTGTTGCGACAATCAACGATACTGGCGGAAAGAATACTTTCCTTTCTATAAGGCATCACGCAAGAAGAATCGTGATAAGTCCTCACTCGACTGGCACTTGATCTTCTCAATTCTCGGTAATCTCAAGCAGGAATTGAAAGACAACTTCCCATACAAAGTTATCGACGTTGACGGAGCAGAAGCCGATGATATTATCGGTACACTGGCACCTCGCCATTGCGGAACAGAAAAGGTTCTGATTCTGTCTAGTGACGGAGACTTCCTTCAACTGCAACGATATAATAATATCAAACAGTACAGCCCAACAACCAAGAAGTATTTGGTGTCTGCAAACCCTGCGGCTGAGTTGAAAGCTAAAATCATTGGTGGTGATACAGGTGACGGCATTCCAAACATTCTGTCTCCTGGCGACACACTGGTTCGAGGCATTCGTCAAAAGAGTATGACCGATATTAAGCTCAATGCTTTCTTGAACGAAGACCACAATAACTATGATGAAGTTGCAAGAACTGGTTTTACTCGCAATCAAGTGTTGATTGATCTTTCTAATATTCCCACGGATATTAAAGAATCAATTATTCATACATATGATAACACTAAGCCTGTTCCTCGTTCTAAGCTAATCCCTTACTTCATGGAAAAGAAACTTAAAAATTTAATGGACGTAATTGGAGAATTTTAATGCGTAAGAATGTTTATGAGATTTTTGATGAGTTTGCAAAAGCAAGCACCAAACAAGATAAGATTAATGTATTAGCCAATAATTGGACACCAACGTTGAAATTGGTACTAC